AAGTATCATCCATTTCGCTTGATATTATCTCTAAAAAACCTCCCCCAAGTTGGGACACTCTTGCGATGCTTGAGTCTATCCTTGGCTCGCTAACTGTTCCAGTGGTAATATAATCCCCATTAATTCCTGTACCTACCTTACTCCCTGTCAAGGAACCATCCGCGAGATCGTCCAAATTTGCGTTTGAATCTTGTTTTAGATCAAGGGCATCACCGGTCGGAGTTGATACAGGTAACGTCCCCATTGTCGCGGTCTTAACTGCGTGACTGTCTGACTCGTCTGACATGACGAGTAGATCGGAAAATTCAGGTGTACCCTTAGTCGGGTACTGATATATTTGAGCCTCCACTTTTTCTGTATCTGATAGGTCACTATAAAAAATTTTATACGACATACCACCTATGACAAGGAGTCCTAATACTAATCCTATTATTTTATTTCTGGTCATCTCTCTCCTCCGAGATTTTTCTCTCTGTTTCTGCGAAAATTACAGCTTGCTTTTTTATATCTTCCATGAAATGTTTTCCATCTTTATATCTTCCATATAGCTCTTCATCTTCTTCTTTTTCCATTTAATTCTCCTTTAACTCTAAATATACACCATCATAAAAACATCATTGCCCTTAATAGCTGGGGAAACCCTATGCCTTGCAAGTAAAAACTCGCTGAAAGCAGAAGCTTGTGGCTCGATTAAAAGGACTCCTTCTTGAGTAACACACACACATTTCGCATGAAATTGTTTTACCCCGGATACTTTATTCAATAAAACAATCCCAAACGGCCAGGCTGGTTTGTCCCTCCTGACTTTCGCAAACATATCTCTTGCGTAGTCGTCACAATCATAAGAGATACCATCACAATTACATTTTCTCCCATCCACACAATTTTGGCAGTTTTCTCTTACATACTTTTTTATTTCTTTCTCTGACACACACTCGTACTTTGAATCAGTAAGGATAATATTTTTTTTCATAAAACTGAATTTAAAAAATTTACTTAATTGTGATCTTACTTTTTTAGCATGAATCTTTTCTATCATACTTCCCTCCTTTTCTACCCGAAAGCTAAATAAATAAAACGGACATCAAAATCAGCCTCCCATGTAATATCAAATCCACCGGAGTTTATACTGCTTATATACCCTGTTGCAAACACCCCAGTTGAGTTATCCAGGAATATCGACCTGGAGCTATTCCAATTTTGAGTAGTGGCACCTCGGTGTATTCCGAGACTCTTATGCATGATTACCCCATCGTCAAATCCAAAAGACATATTAACCAAATTAGTTATGTATTCCATAGCGAAAAAAATAACTAATTTTGGTTCAAATCCAAGGCCTGAAATATTTTGTGTCCCGTCTCCAAACGTCCATATAGTTTCCCCTATTTTAAACCCAGATTCTGATATTGAAGGTTTTTCCCATATAGGAAAATTTCCCTCGCCCCTGCTTTTAAAAACCTGACCAATCGCTGCGGCCGCCAGTCTTTGAGGGGAGATTGACCCCTGCACAGAGATGTCCCCCCTTGTCGTCATCCCGTGGCTTATACACTTCCATGTATTCGATGCATCTGCTACAGGGTTAACTGGAGTAGAAGAATCGCCGTTATTAATAAGACATTGATATAACTTTCCATCGCTCCCCACTACATAAGAAGCATCCGCAATATAATCCGTTACTGGATCATACTGCAGTACGCCTTTTGTATTTATTTCTTTCAGCCATTTCCAAACGGAATTCTGCCAGAAGTTAAAAGTTTGAAATGGCGGTTTCTCTGGGATACCTCCTGGGGATAGCCATCCTTGATTTTTATGATCTGTATCTGGCTCTATCGAATTAGTTTCTGTGTTGTCCCATTCGGGCAGTTTTGTAGGCTTTGCCATACAATCTCCTTTTTTTTATTTAAATTATGTTAACCTCTACCCATAACGCGTTATATCGTGATATTTCCCAATTAGATACTGCTAAGTTACTCGTGCCTGAAGGTGAAGAAGAAACTCCCATAAAAAGTGATATAGAGACAACCCCAGGAACCGTGTTTATGGGGTTGTAAAATTTAGACATTATAACATCATCTGAAATTTTAAAATTTTCTGTACCAAAATCTGCAACGGCTTTTTTTATGTCCTCTATACCTGTTATAGGGAACTCGGAACTTGTTTCAATATCAATTCTAAAATAAACAGGATAATCCACAGCCCTAGTGAACATAACAGGCTGAGAAAACCCCTGTATATCAGTATGGTATACAGTAGTATCTCCATAAGAAGCAATTCCTTGTGGAGTATTTTTCCATATAGTCTCAGCAATCTCCTCGTCTACCCCGCCAATTATAGACACCCCGAACTGATTCGCAGGTAGACCTGTCTCAGCAATCTCCTCGTCTACCCCGCCAATTATAGACACCCCGAACTGATTCGCAGGTAGACCTCCTGCCGTGGCTTCTGTTTTATTGTCCCATACAACAACTCCCTCAACTCCGCCCAAATTAGCGAGTTGGCCGTATAAAGAATCTGTCAAATTATTTCCAAGGGCTTGTGTGGAGAGTTCCCTTCTAATCCTTAATTGTGCGTCAGTTTCTTTGTTGGTCCCGACAACTGCACTCTCATTATTTGTTATACTCGTCCATCCAAATATTGGAGTTTCTATAACAGTAAGAGTACCTGTTAATGCTATAATTTCGCCAGTGGTAACACTCCGCATATTAACGGCCTCTGACCCGGAGGTTATCACGACATCCTCGATTGTCTCAAAAATTTGCCCCGTATCTACCACACTCGCTTGACTCCCACTTGGGATAATAGTTCCTACTGTACCTCCTAAGATAGCCACTACAGTAGACTTAGATGCACTATGTCTCTCGATCCCGTTATACATAACCACATTCGAGAGCTGGCTTCCTTGCGAAGTAGAAGGGTACTGCGAGTTGTATATATCTTCCTGGCTTTGCCATTGGTCAGCTTGTGCTTCAGACATGATCCCTACGAACTGCCCCAACCCGCTCTGGGGAGAGATATCTATATTAGCCCCAAAAATATTTTTTAATTTGTCCTCTATATCTGTTTTTATATCTACCAGTCTTTTTCTCTCAAACCCAGAAGACGTTAAACCGCTCATATTTGTACCTCCACCGACCCTGTTTGTCCCCCATTTACAGAAAAATTAACTTTCAAACCTCTCGCTCCTGGGTCAGAAGTTACCTCAAGCTCCTCTATTTTTTCAACTCCTTCTGTGTTTTTTATCTCATCCCTGAAGATCGTGTAAATATCTTGCAAGTTCATTTTAGCTTTAAAAATTTCCTGAGTGTACGGGATGCCAACGGTATTATCGAGAAACCACTCTCCCAGTAGAAACTGTAACCTGATTTTTAACCGCTGTATCAGGTTATTATCTTCATCGGTGAAAGCGATATCAGCCCCCGCAAGGTGCATATCATGATCAAGATCAAAGCTTATATCAGTTTTTATACTCATATTGGGGCTCCTGTGTTTTGTTGGTTATCTCCACTGGAGTCAGACCCTTGTGGGTGGGTATGGTTATTCATTTCTTTATCCGCGACTGTCAGAGATGTTCCTGCGATTATAGTAGGACTCGTGATTTGACCCGTAACAATAAGATTGCCTTCCACTGTCATGACAGGAGTTGTAACATTAACAGAAGTGGAAGCAGTCGCAACCAAGGTGTCGCAGTCAACTTTTACTTCACCTGTTGATACTATCTCCACATCTTCAGAAGCTTTTATAATTATTTTAGTACTGCCAGAATTAGTTTTAAGTTCTAAATTAGTCGGGTTAAAATCTGGAATTAAATCTGTTTGTGGGTACATCGCAGGCTCAGCGAAAGCATCACTCAAAGAAAATTTTCTAAAATCAAAGGGGTCTTGAATCCCTCCATAAGTTAGCCAGGTGTCAATAGACCTTTCAGAGAAAATAATTCTAACATGGTCCCCAATTTCTATTGGGAAAGTGATTGAGAAGGTTTTAGATCTCCAGTACCTTATAGGAACATTGACCAAAATTGGTAAGAGGACTAATTCGCCTCCTAATTTTCTCTTTATCGTTATTTGAGCGTCAATCAACTGTTCCGCCATGTTTACTTTTGTAACTACTGCGGGTAAGCATGTATGAACTTCTTTTAATGCGGAATCAATTGCTGTTTGAATAACCGTCTCTAATTGTACCCGTCTGTCAGCCATTAAAAAACCCTCGCGTGAATCTGTGTCTCCCAGTTGTTCCCATGTGTATCTCCGATATGGGTTAGGTTAGTTTATCAATCCTGTATATCCCTTTATTTTTTATATCAGGAATTTTTCTAAAAAACAAGTTACCAACATTTATTAAGGTGTTAATAGACTCTACCCGTATCGTTCGACCGAGTTTTAATGTGGGGAGTAATAAATTTCTTACGGAGATACCTATATCTGTTCTTTCAGGGCTGCCAAGCATCCCACTTGCTTGATTTATAGTCGTTGGTGCGACATCACTTACGGGGAGACCTGTTGGGACTGTCTCAATTACACCACTATTTATAGAATATTCAAACCCGCAATCCTTA